GACGACGAGCCGGACGAGGTCTTCAGGTTCCGTAAGCACGAGGTAGCATGCCAGACAGAATAATCGACTTGGATTTGTGGGAAGACGGCGCGGAAAGGCTACCGGCGATCACAATCACAGGCCAGGGCCTCAGGATTGAGGGAAGTCAGGCCGAATTTGATAGGCTGATCCTGATTATAGGCGGCTGGATGAAATGACTCTATCAGACACAATCAATGCCTATTACATGCCGCTCTACAGCCCGGATCCGGCGGTGATAGAATATTACGCCGAAATTTTCGAGGGAATTAATTGTCTTCAATGGGAAGCGATGAGGGCCACGAGGCACACGAGAGCAGCCCAATGGCAGAGATGTGCCGAATGGAATGGGTTTCCATGTTCTCTTCAGATATTGCCCGGAGCATAATGCCGGTTGGAATTTAAAGGATTGATGATATGTGCCTCCAAAGTGTACTATTTGCGCTCATAAAAAGCGCGATCAGATAGATCGATGCGTCGCAAAAGGGGAGCCTATGCGTCGTATCGCGGCGCGTTTCGACGTAGGCGTAAAGTCTCTGGAACGGCATGTAAAGTCCGGGCATGTGTCGAAAGCAATCCTCGAAGCTGAAAAAGAATCTGAAGTAAAAAGAGGCCTCGACCTGCAGAAATGCGCCCGAGAGATCTATGATCTTGCTTTAGAGTCTGCCAAAGACGCGAAGAAGGCCAAGAAGTTCAATGCTATCGGTTCCTGCCTTCAACCAGCTGCGAAAGTGATCGATATCTTATCCAAAGGCGAACCTCAAAATATCAATCTTAACATGTCTACCGATTCTGATTTAGATGCTAAACTTGAAAGGCTTATCACGGGCCGAAAAGCTTGAGCTGATCAATCACCTCTTCAAAAAATATCCTTCCAAGTGGGCAGAAGAATCTTTCGGACTGGTGCTCGATCCCTGGCAAGCCAAGATGCTGGATAGTCCTGCCAAACGACTCGCTCTCAACATCCATCGTCAGGGCGGCAAGAGCACAATGTCGTCCCTGATATGCCTGCACACTGCCCTCTTCCGGCCCGGCAGTCTCTCTCTTATCATCGCTCCTGCCCTGAGACAGTCCCAGGAGAATTTCAAGAAGATCCGGTCATTCATAGATCAGCTATCTGAAGTTCCTAAGTTCGACGAATCTACCAAGCTGTCGCTGCAATTCGAAACCGGATCTAGAATATTGTGCCTGCCGGGCGGCAACGATGGCAGAACCATCCGCGGCTTCTCAAGACCAGATGTCATAGTTGAGGACGAAGCGGCCCAATGCTCGGATGAGTTGCATTACGCTATCATGCCGATGATGGCGACTTTTCCGGACTGCAAATATGTTATGGCCTCGACGCCTTTCGGGCAGAGGGGGCACTATTACAAGATTTGGACAGAATCGCAAGCTTGGGAGAAGTACGAACTCAAAGCATCAGACAATCCCCGCATCTCAAAAGAGTACTTGGAGGAGCAACGGACCAGCCCTATGGGGCCGTGGTATTATGCTCAGGAATTTGAGTGTGAGTTCGTGGCTGGAGAGACCCAATTGATCAGCCACGAAAGCATCCTGAAGGCGATGGATAGCAGTATTCCGGTAGTTGATATTTCTTGACATTCATAATTTCTCTCGATCCTGCCCAGCTCCGAGACTGGTCCGCTCTTGCGGTCATTGACATGCAATATCGGCCAGACACAAGACGGTTTGGCTACTCTCTAGTGGCGATGGCCCGGAAGCAAGGGCTTCCTTATGATCAGATAGTTGATTGGGTTTCAAGGATCTACCATAAGCCCGAGTTCAATCGGCAGCAACCGCCTGAGTTGGTGGTTGATTCCACAGGCGTAGGCGTTGCGGTGGTGGATATGCTCCATACTAGGGGGCTTAGGCTCAATGCGGTGACCATCACAGCGGGCGAATCTTTCAGCCAACAGGGATCCATCTTCCATGTCGGAAAAGCTAGGCTCATAGGCACGTTCCTTGGGGCCTTCGATAGCGGTAAGGTGCAGGTCAACCCCAATATGCCGATCTGGCCTCAACTGGAGAAGGAGATGCTGTCCTACCGAGCTGAGATATCTGCACAGGGTCGCGCAAAGTTCGAAGCCGAAGAAGGAGAGCACGATGACATGATATTTGCTCTTGCACAGGCCATTTGGTTCGGCGAAGAGGCGAAACGGGGCAAGAGGCTATGATCTGCATTTTCTGTGGTTCCAAGATCGGCCAGGAGTTCCCGGTTCCTGTAGCCAGGCTGGAGTTTACGCCCATAGTTCCCCACGTTCCGGGCATCACCGACAACCGCCTGGGGCTCACAGTCCTGCAGGACCGCCTATGCTGCCAGGAATGCTACATGAAAATTCAGAAGAACGATTTCGAGGCCATAAGAGAGGCCGGGAAGATGCCGAATGTTCACTGATTTATCTTTCGTTGCAGATGGCCGCCCCTGGCCGCCGGAGGACGCAGACGAAGCCGCCCGGCTCAAAGAGCATGCTTTCATGAGGCAGATCTACAACGGCCTCCATGAGAAGGTGTTTCCCCGGTACATCGCATACCTGGCGGACAGTGCCAAGGATTCCAAGAAGCAGAAGATCATTCTCGACTGGCCCGAGCTGGCCACAGACAGCTACATAAATCTCCTCCTAGGCGAAGAGCCTGAAATCGTGGCTGGGAACCGCGACGACCTGCCGGACTTGCCCGCTGACCAGGCTTTCATCGACGTCAGCCGGTACGGTATCGGTCTGTTTGAAGTATCCGATGCCGGAATTCAGGCGCTCAACCCCGAGAACTGCTATATCGTGGTCACTCCGGGCAACATCCAGCTACCCCAAGCGTTTGTCTTCTTCCATATCTGGAAGGAGAAGGAATCTCAGAGCGGCAAGGAAAAAGAAATAGAGTATATCAAGTTTACTGTCCACCAACCCGGGAAGATTCGGCACTTAATTTTTCTGATATCTCCGGGGGCAGGGCTTACCAAATCGGAGAAAAAGCTCAGTGGACCGTTGCCTCTCGGGAATTTTCCTGCGTATGCTGGCTTGGAGGTGGACGCCGAAGGCTACCAGTATCCTCCTGTCGAGGATATGCTCGTGGTAGCCGTCCAGAACAAGCTCTCATCCGAGAGGTATTATGGCCAAAGCGACTACAAGCCCTCTATCCTGTCGCTCATAGAGTCGCTGGAACTCCTATTTGCTCAGCGTGCGGAGGTCCTAGCAAAGTTTACAAGTCCAACGCCGATAGTTCCCGAGTCTGCCACCGTCTTCAATCACACCACCCAGGAATGGGAATACAAAGCGGGCCAGGCTATCATCACCAAGCCCGGCGATCCGTCGCCTTCGCTCATGGTCTGGCAGGCCGAATTGGGGGCAGTGGACCGGGCGATAGAGCAGAGCATGGACCAGCTCCTCCAGATGCTCCAGCTCTCCCGAGTATTGCTTGCTGGGCAGGGCCAGGGCACGGCAGAAAGCGGCACGGCACTGAGAATCAGGCTCATACCGACTCTCTCAAAGGTCTCCAAGTACGCGCGGGCAGCTGAGAAAGCTATCCCTGCCGTGCTTCACCTTTGGTCACAGCTCCATCCTCCTGAAATCCTGGAGGAAGATATCGAGGTCAAGCTGCAGGACGGAATCCCAGACGACCCTATGGAAGAGGCGAATGTAAACAACATTCGGGCAACTGCTCTTGCTACGCTCAAGACGGTTGGCATCATAGGCCGGAGAGGGGCATTGCAAATGGCTTTTGACAGCGGCCTGCTGAAGCCTCTGCCCGGCCTTGATGTGGAGCAGTCCATTGACCAGCTTCTAAGCGAGTCTTTGGATGAAATGATATGAATCTCAATAGTTTCCTCCGCATATACGATGCCCTGGGCCTTCCAAAGTTTCCCATCACAGTGAACTTGGAGCCAACCAACGCTTGCCAGCTCCGTTGCAAGACATGCTATCGGCAGGGCAGGCCTGCAGGATTCATGTCGCCTGAGACTTTCGACCTGGCGGCAGACCAGATCTACGAAGTCCCTACAATCTCGATTATCAAGCTCTTCCTAGCTGGAGAGCCGTTGCTTCATCCCGGTCTTTCTGCGATGGTTGACCATTTCTCAGAGAAGAAGACCCGTTTAGGAAAGCGATATTGGACTCAGATTTCGACCAATGGCTCCATTCCGTTCGTTGACTACGTCGATCGGGTTGACTCCATCAATGTCAGCCTCGGGGGGCTTGGGCGAAGGCACGAGATCAACCGGGCAGGATCGTCCTGGGAGGTGGTGCATAAGAATATCATGGATTGTGCCGAAACCAGGCGGTGCCGAACCAAGCTCTCTGTTAATATGGTCCAAACGGATGAGACGGATTGCGAAATCGAGCAATTCCTGACCTACTGGCAGGACAAAGTCGATTCCGTCTTTGTGGCCCGCTATCATTCGCCCAAACTTGCAGTGTCCGGGGCGTGCCAGAAGAGGGGAAGGTGCTTGTATCTCCACCACAGCACGGCGATATTGTGGGATGGTCGAATTACCACCTGCTGCTCTGACCTCCAGGGCACAAACGCATATGGCCACATCCAAGACGGCCACATGTCCCAGCCCGCGGGCCCTCTTTGTGAGACCTGCGATATTTGGAAATTATAATTATCTTTTGCCTACTCCGGGCATAATCGGAGGGAGTTGATTGTTAATGTCTGACGGAAATAGCAACGCCGGAACGCCACCGGCTGATCAAGGCGGCAACGAACCTCAGAACGAGGGAAAGCTAACCCAGGCCGAAGTTGATGCCATTGTGGCTGATCGACTGGCCAGGGAACGCAAGAAGTACGCTGATTACTCCGACCTGAAGAAGGCTTCGGAGGAGCTTGCAGAGCTGAAGAAAAGCCAGATGACCGAAGTCGAGAAGATGAAGGCCGAACTGGCTGAAAAAGATGCTCTGCTGCAATCGAAAGATCAAGAGTTGTCCGGCCTCAAGCTGGAGCGGGTCAAGGCCGCTAAGCTTGTGGAGGCTGGAGTGGCAGCAGAATGGATTGACTCCGTATCTGGCAGCACGGAGGAAGAAGTGGCCGCGAGCGTAACCAAGCTGGCTGCAAGGCTCAAGGTCGAGCCGCCCAAAGCAGCTCAGGGCGCGGGGCAGACTGGTATCCAGAACCAAAGCAACAGCTTATCTGGAATGACAAGAGCCGAACTTGCTCAAAAAAGCAAGGACATTGACTGGTATCGAAAGAACCAGGACGCTATCATGAAGGCTCTTGAGAACGGAGAAATCAAGTAGGAGATACCTTATGGCAATTGACAATTTCATTCCTGAAATTTGGGCTAACGAGCTCCAGATGGCCTTAGAGAAGGCGCTGGTGTTCGCTCAGCCTGGCATAATTAATCGCGACTACGAGGGCCAGATCTCCCAGGCAGGTGACACTGTCCGTATCAACCAGATCGGCGACATAACCGTAAAGGCCTACACCAAGAACGGCTCCATCGACGCTCCCGAGACTCTGACCGGCGCTCAGCAGGTGCTGGAGATTACCGAGGCGGACTACTTCAACTTCGAAGTGGACGACATCGACAAGGCCCAGCAGAGGCCCAAAGTCATGCAGTCCGCCATGGCCCGTGCCGCTTACAAGCTGAGGGACGAGGTGGACCAGTTCATTGCCGGTATGTACACTGGGGCCGCCACGGCTAACCTGCTTGGGACCACGGCGGCACCGAAGGCTCCTAATAACACGGATGGCGATGCAAACAACGTCTACCGGCTGGTGACTCTCTGCCGCCAGGCTCTCATCAAGCAGAACGTACAAAGCGGCGGCTGGTGGATGATCGTCAATCCCGAGCTCTACACGGTCATGCTGAACGATGCTCGATTCTCCAAGGCCGATGTGAGCGGTACCACAATGGGCCTCAGGAATGGCCAGGTGGGCAACATCTCGGGCTTCACTGTGATGGAGAGCAACAACGTCGAGTACATCGAGGACGGGGACGGCAGTCACGACGTCTACAAGGTCATGTTCGGCACCAGCCAGGCAATAACCTTCGCCTCCCAGATCCTGAAGGTCGAACCCTTCAGACCAGAGGACAGCTTCTCCGACGCCGTGAAAGGCCTGCAGGTCTATGGCGGGCGGGTAGTGAGACCAGAGTGCCTGGGCGTCCTGAGCTGCTATACTTGAGGTGATAACAGTATGAAATCTATTCTATCTATCCTGGTGCTGCTGGTTATGCTGGCGGTGCCGGGCATGGGGGCAGCTAACGTGCTCCCCCAATACAACCAGACCTGGGCCGATACAGACAACGGTGGAGCTAACATATGGGATGCTTTCGCCGCCTGGAACACGGTTTTGGCCACTGATAACGGAAATCAGGTACTGATCATCAACACTACCGAGGGGACTGCAACTTCTACGCCTCCGAATGGTATCAACGTAACCATCCACAGCGGGCCTTTCATCCAGGGGGCGCTGGGGGACAAGTTGTACACCCTGAGCGTCAACAAGACTTACATTCTCGGGCCTTTTGAGACTTCCCGGTTCCTGCAGGCAAATGGAACGATCCTCATCCAGAGCAACGCCACCAGAGGAAAAGCCTTCGCCGTGGGGGTGCCTTAGATGGCAGGCCCCATGATGATCACATACAAGAACCTGGTCTCGGGCAGGGATGTGTCCTATGAGGCCGGGTCTCGGATGGATCGGAAAGCCGCCGCAAACCCGAAGAAGTTCAAGAAACTGACCGCTGCCAAACCAGACAAGCCGGAGAAATCCGGCTAAACATTATTTTGTGGTGATATTATGACAGTGGAACCAGGGGACCTTTCAACGGACACTCAGTACCTGCGAGACTTGGCAGCATGTATCGAGGGCGCAGATCTGACCGCTCTTCCGACTGACCTCTCCACCGACACGCCCTTCTTGCGAGCCCTGGCCTCGGTTGTCTCAGGAAACGCTCTGAAGATTAATGCAGGTGCACTCTTGGCCGCCGCACCAGTCTACTATGAGCGTTCCCGCATGTGGAAGAACAAGGGCAGTGACAGCGCTGCCAACCGCTGCACCCTCGTATCGCCGGACCAGCTGGGTGTAAACATTGGTGGCCAGGGCTACTTCCTACCGGCTGCGGTGGAGTTTGACCTCAATGTGGCCGCCTCCTGGGATACTCAGACACCGACCGATTATGCAGTCGCAGCCAATCGCGCTGGCAAGGATTTCTATATTTATGCATGCCAGCCGGAAAGCGGCTCTGTTCCCATCCTCAAAATATCTGCTGCAGCGACATTCCCCTCAGGCTATGATGCAAATAGCAGCCGGAAGATAGCCTGCTTCCACTGTGAATGTGTAGATGTGGGCACGATATCTGGCCATCCCTTAACCGGCTACCTGGCAGGAGATATCATCCCTCGG